GCACTTGCCTTTGCTTGAATAGCATCTGTTGTTTGCAAGACTAGTTTATTGCCCTGCATAATTTCTAGAGTACCTCCTGCTGGAACGGGTAGACTTTTACCAAGATAAGTATTAGCATTTGTTTCCACATCAGCAGTATCTGATACTACTAACACATCTGCAGTTACACTACCACTTGTTATATTAGCAAGTGATATTCCAAGAACAACAGCAGTTGTACCAGCTGGTACAGTATAATAAGCAGCTAAACTTGTAGTAAGACTTGGTTTTGTTTTTAATTTAAAAGTATTAGCCATTTATCATCCTAAGGCAATCGCTAAGGCAGTCGCAGTATCTATTGTAGCTGCATTTCCACCAATTATAGATTTTACTGCATTTGCACTATCTTTAAAATAGACCGTACTTACATCAGCATGATAGTTTATAGCCAATTCTCCGTATTCCAAGCTACCTGCACTTGGGGCTGGACTGGAAGTCCCGCTTTTCTTCATAAGAAGAATTTTATTATTACGAGCCATATGTTACTCCATTCCTAGTATGAGCCACCATCAACAGTCGCTGCGTGAATTGTTCCCAATCTTAAGTCAGATAAAGCGAATCCAGTACCACTCTTATTTACTGTGGTTGTAGGAACAGCCTGATTACCCTCAAAGAGGATAAACTCAGTTTGATCTGCATCCCAAGCTAAGCCAAGATACTTCGTTGTAGAAGACTCTACGTACTTACCATAGAATCCAATATCAACAGCATTTGCACTATTGCCACTTGCGTAAGCTATCAAAGGGTCTTCAACTGTTACAGTTGCCACATTTGTGGTAACAGTATCGCCTGAAACTATAAGGTTTCCTGCAATAGTAACATCGTTTGGAAGACCAATCGTAACAGTTCCACTCGACTCAGCAACTGTAACTTCGTTTGAAGTACCTGAAAATGTCATAGTACCGCCCAAAGAAGTTGCCGTTGAGTTAGAACCATCGCTTATCGTTATTGCTGAATTGGAGAGTTTTGCATTTGCAATTGAACCAGCTAACATCGCATTAGTAACACCAGAGGCTTTTACTCTCACTGTATCACTACTCGTTTCAAGAGAACTATCATCTAATTTAACTGCAAGAGTATTTGAGGATATTTGAAGTCCATCCCCAGCCACATCATCGTTAATCATTGTTCCTTGAACTGCGTCAGCTGCAATTGTAAGAGCACCACTACTATTAATAGTAGCATCTCCACTCATCGCTTTATTATCCCAAGAATCTGAACCGTCATAAATCAACAAATGCCCAGTTGCTACTGAGGATATAGTTGTATCAGTTAATTCAGAAAGAGCATCTTTTGCTGCTACTTGGGCATCTACATATGCTTTAATACTCTGCTGAGTCGCTATAGAAGTAGCACTATTACCTGACATATTATCTTGGTCAAGAATAGTTGCTCCAATCCACGACTTAGTAGTAGCATCAGTTGCTATATAGAGTTTTGCATTATCTGTACTAAATAGGGGTTCACCAGCTACCATATTGGTAGTAGGGACAGAGCCATCGGCTCCTCGCCTAATCTGTATCGCATTATTACGTGCCATAGTTACTTCCTTATTTCATTGTTAATAGGAACCGCCATCGACAGTTCCTGATACGCTAGTGACTATCTCATTCCAAGAGTCCTCATCCCTAGCATAAAGTTTATCGTCATCGGTATCATAATACAGGTCTCCCTCAGTTCCAGAACCCGGAAGAGTCGTACTCTTCAACACACCCTGAATTGCAGGGTTCATGACTGCTACATCATTCGTTCCGTCATCTGTATAAAGAAGTCCATCTGAGCCCTTAAAGACAAGCTTAGTATAGACATCCTTTATTTTATTAGGGCCTGATAATGATCCCATTAAAAATTCTCACTTATTATTTCTACTTCTGTAAATGTTGGTGCACTTACAGTTTGATCTGTATACGTTGCTGAACCAACTGTAACAGCACTTTGAGTTGGACTTGTTGGTACTGAAACAGTAGTAAAATTATCAGTAACGAATGAATTAAAATACTGATTACCTAATTCGGTAAAAGCCCAACCACCAAGGTCATCAAATTCAGATGTCCCAAAGTTATTCTTTTCCCAATCAAATGCTCTAGTATTAATTGCCATTAATAATCTCTTCCACTTCGTCCACCACCATAAGCTCCCATTCTTCCACCCGGGCCAGCAGGACTAATATTTTGTTGCAAATGACCTGTGACTCTTGTTTTTAATTTATCGAGCCAACTTCTTTCAGGATTATCTTCTAATGTTTGAGCATCACGCATAGATGCATCTGGCATTACCGTATTAGGAGCTGGGCCTTGAAACCCTTCTGGTAAGTCTTGAATCCCTTGATCCCTCATACTCTCTGCTCTATCGTGTAACCCTGAGAGGTCATCTCTTTGTCCCTGAGAATATCTTAAAGCCCTCTCTGTATTTGCACCTAGTATCCCATCCTCTTCTAGAGGCTTACCATCTGCACCCTTTATTCCAGCAGCATTCAATGCTCTCTGCATCGAAAGAACTTCTTCGTTACTCGATGGGTCAAATGACTGTGATGCTTTCTGAGCATATCCAGCACCAGCGGCACTTGCCACATCCTGTTTTCCACCCCAATCTAAATCTGGAGTTGGAACAGCATCTCTTCTATCTACAGCAGTCTGCATTTGCTGTTCTATTGTCCTTGGGCCATACTCTCCGCCTTCTTTAAACTTAGAAGCATGCTCCTTTACTCTCCCTAGTAAACCTTTTATATGCTTACCGGGATACCATCCTTGTTTTTCTTCATCGTATGGCATGATAACCTCCTTTAAAAGTCTACTGCCTTTATATACTTAACAGTGCCAGCTCTTGCTCGATAAGCAAAACTTCTTCCTTCTTTAACACCCTTTTCAAATTTTTCATGAAAATACTGAGCTAATTGAATAGTCTCAGGTTTCTTTTCATATCCTAATGCGATAGCTTTCGCAACTATATAATCATGGAATTGGCTTGGAAAATCACTAACAGCTGTCCAAGAATAATTAGCACTTGATGGCTCAGTAAACTGAGCAGCTTTCTTATAGTAGAAAAGTGTAACCTTCTTACCAGCTTGAGCTGTAGCAGGAGATGTAAATCTCTCAGTATTAGGATTGAACTTAGCAATCCCAACTGCATCTCTTTCTGTCCACCAGACCCACTGGTTTAAAGCGTATTTATTACTCCAATTATCTATATAAGGTGCCATTATGATTCTAATCCATATAGTATATCAATTTTTGATTTTTCAGTTGCCCCAGATGAGAATATTTCTATAGCAGAACCAGCTGCACCACTAGGTCTTAATAAGCAAACATCTCCAATTCCAATTAATTTTGATGCTATTTGTCCACCTATTTCCACAGTTACATCTGGAGTCCCAGTGCTTGCAGCTTCTCTTATTTTAACCATGAGAAAATCTACACCAGAAACTGTTAATCCAGTTATTGCATTCAAAGTAGTTGTAGTAGTAGTAACAGTAGTATAATCTCTATAATTAACATTAGTAGCTGTTGTGCTACACGATATTTCTTTTCCCCCGCCTACAGATTTATCAATACTACTATGTACAGACGTAGCAACATTACTTGTATCAGTAAGTTGAGTAGATTCGATAGGCGTAGCAGAAGCAGCATATTGTATTTTAAATGTTATCGCCATTATGTTAAGTCCCTTCTTATCGGTCTACCGACAAGTTTTGGTATATTTACATGATCTGCACTTCCGTCAGCACCTTCCATGTCTACCGATTTTATTTCAAGAATTGCACCATCTAATGCATAATATCTTTGACCATCTGCTAAATCAAATTGAGTAGCTTTTTCAAGCATTCTTGTCCTTTGGCTATACTCATCCTGAGCAATATTCAACATCTTAACTATTTCAGTGACACCCAAATCTGGATGATGTTGCTGAACCATTTCTACCATTTCTTTTAATTTCAACGTCTTACTCCCTCTACTGTACTATCTGTCATACCAGCCATAGTATACGGAGCCATAAACTCCATAAGCTCTTGTTTTACAACCTGATACTGGCCTTGAAGCCATTGGTAATCTGTGCTCAATTTACTAATAACTGTAGTATAAAGTGTAATCTTTTTTTGCAAATTAGCATTATATTTAGCAAGTTCATTTTGAACACGAGCACTTTCCTTCTGTAGTTCAGCACTATAGTTTCCAGATTCCTGTTGAACCCTAGCAGATTCCTTGCTTAATAGATTAGTAAATGCAGATACCTCTTGCTGCATCTGAGTGCTTTTTAAACCTAATTCGGTAGTATACAAACTAGTTTCTGCCTGAATACGCTGTCCTTCTTTTCCGAGCTCAGCAGTATACACACTAGTGTCTACCTGTACCCTCTGTCCTTCTTTAGTTACCTCAGCACTATATGATGCTAAATCTGATTGCACTCGCTGACCTTCTTTTTGTACTTCAGCTTGATATTTGCCAAGCTCAGTTTCAATTCTACTAGACTCTTTGCCGAGTAAGGTAGTAAATCTCGCAGCATCTGACTGAATCCTAGAAGTCTCTTTTGTAATATCTTCTTGATGTTTCTGAAGATCGGCAGAAAATCCTGTCTGAGCCCTTGATAAATCTTGTTGCCACTTACCTAAAGCAGAACTAGCTCTTTGAAGTTCTTGAGAAGCTACTTCAACAGTTGCTCTACTCATCTCCTCGTCTTCTTCAACCAACCATCCTTCTGCTGTAGTTGTAAAAGCACCACCACCAGCATCATCAATTAAACTTTTTGCCTTATCCATCGCATCTTGAAAATCAGAAGCAATATCAGGCATTGCAATTGTAGGAATACTTGTTGACAATTCAAATATAGTTGGAAGATCGACAGAACTAACATCTATAGCTGTGGGAAAACCAGTGGCAATAGCTATGCCAGATGGCAGACTACTATTAATAGTTATTCCATCTGGAAGGCTACTTGACAAGGCTATGGGACTTGGTAATGAAGAACTAACAGTTATTGCAGTAGGTAAGCCAGTCGATCCCATACTTATTGCAGTAGGCAAAACACTCGACAATGCAATGTCAGCACTAACATCAGATAAAGCATCAAATACTGTGGTATCCGCATCAAGATCAGTCGGTAACTTAGAATTCAAAGCTGCCATTTTATTATGTAAAAGTTGGATAGCTGCATATAAAATTACAGCATGATATAAATCAGAAGGGAAATTTGTTATAGCACTCTCCGATCCAGCAACAGAAGCATCAGGTAAAACTATACTAATTGTGGCTGTCTGAGTAGCAGTTGGAGTAGGCTTAACGGTAAGCACCCCATTATCCACATAATAAACAGGAGAATCTTTTCCTGCATAATAAATACTATCTGTATTAACAACATTACTCCGATAAGCAGCGTTTACTGGGCTACATTTTAAAGCCTCGGCAGTTCCGTCGTCAGCATTTAATCTAACTACATCTATTATTCTACTATTAATAGTAAGTGCAAGAGTAGGTGAAGAATTATTTAAAGTACTCGCCTGTGCAAAAAGTGGCAATAACTCTGGATTACCCTTCTCAATCTGATTAATAACCCACTTCACACCATCGGTAAGAAACTGAGTTACCTCACTTGTCTTTCCACTGGTACTTCCAGCATAATATCCTATTTCATCTACAAATGCCATTATGTACTTTGTCCTAATCTAGCTCTTGTAGTCTTTTCTCTTTTAGACATAGGTTTCTTCTTCTTTGTTTTTCTACTAATTTTCTTTGCTTGAGAAACTAACTTTCCAGTTGACATCCGAGCTCTCTGAGCCATTGCTCTTATAATAGCTATATTATTTTTCTTCATAGCTGACATTACTACTTTTGCTACTGCTGAAGTCATTTCTTCCTCTTCTTGGTAATCTTTATTTTACCACGATCTTTTATATTTTGTTGTCTGCGACTATTGTCATTGACTTCTTCTTTCCCAGACTGCCAACGACCACCGACATCATTACTAGTTACTATTTTCATACTTCTCCTTTTAGTAAAGGGGGGCATATAGCCCCCCTAAACTTAGACTATTATGCCCATTTTAACAAGGTATGAGTTTCAGGTAAAGAAATTTCAAGACCTGCTTCGGTCAATACTTGATCTTTACGTCCGTCAACATTGTTATTTTGTACATTGGTAATAATGTGCGTATCACGAGATACACCATTAGCAGCCAATGGGCGGTAAGCGACATTCTTAAGGTCTACCATAATAGCATAGTCTTCCCACATACCTCTAAATAGAGGCTGTTCGACTAAGTGCAAGTCACCATATAGAGTATTTACTCTAGTTACATGATGACCAAAAGCACCTTTTACGTTCTGGATATCTACTGAATAACCACTTGAACCACCGCTAGTTGTAGCTGTGTGACCAAGTGCCATAGTATTTCCTAAGAATGAGCTAGCACCGAGTTTGTTAAAGAAAGACAACACCTTTCGTGAGGCAAGAACGAGTTTACTCCCGCTATTACCTGACTCTGGTGAAAAGACATCTTCCATTGCATCAATTACGTCGTCATAAGACGAATCAGCATATGTAAAAGTTTTAATCTTACCATAAGCTTCTGTATAGGGTACAATACCCCATGATCGTCTTACTGGGCCGCTGGCATCAGCATCGAGATCATCGATACCAATTCCAAACATCATTGCATGTTCCAAGTCCATCTTGTGTTCCATTAACTTCTCTTGCCATACTCGCTTGTATTCATTAGACACACCACGATACCGGGTTGCTAATGTAGTTCCACTAAACAAAGAGATTGCCGTTTTAAAAATCTGACAATATCCTTCCCTATCATAGAACTCGTCTTTCCATCCTTCTGGATCGGTTGATCCTTCAGCAAAAGCTGAACCAGTGATCTGACCCTTGCCATCGGCACGGAAGATCAACTTGGAGCCAGAGGCTTCCGTGATCTCACCGTTAACTGAAGCTGTAGGCTTATAAACAACTTTTATAAAAGTACCATCAATCTCAGCATAAGCAGCATTGCTTACATCTGGAGTTGCGTTAATTCTATAATATGCTTTAGCTGCAGTTTCAGAACCGACACCTGCATCAGAACCGTTTGCGTCGTATTCACATTCAATTATAACAATCTGACCTTCTAAAATGAAGTTCGGAAGTACTGCTGTGGTTACGACTCTACCATATTTATCATATAGACAATCAACCTGCAAATTAGTAAGATTAAAGTTAGCATCACTACCAGCGTGTGCGGAGGTAGTCATTGCTGTTTTAACTTCAAAATTACGACGTTGCCATTGATGACGCTGTTCTAAGAATTTAAAAACAGGATCATCTGTAGGTTTCTTCGCTACTTTAGATAAATAAGTGAAGAATGG